ATAGAAGATGTTGATTCTTCGCTCTTTGAGCTTTTTGACAAGGAAATTTCGCCGTCTTGCGGCGGCATCGACTCCGCTCCGCTCAAGAAGGTTCCCGTCGTCTTTGCGGCAGGAGAGAAGTGGGCGATGCTGAAGCGCGGTCGACCGATCAGAGACAGAAACAACACGCTCGTCCTGCCTCTCATAACAATACTGAGAAAAGAAATAAACCAATCCCCAGACGACTACACGGCGCGTGGAATAAACCAGCAGGTGGGTGAGATTGTCATCAAGAGAAGACTTGATAAATCTGACAGGAGTTACCAAAATTTAATTAATCGGCTTTTTTTCAATAATCAGTCGAATGTTGCCGCAATAGATTTGAAGAAAAACACGAGCCAGTTTGTGTCCGGAAGAGAGATGGGACAGCTCTTCTCTCAAGATGCTGATGTTTCCAGCGGTGCTCTTCTCAAGCCCAACTTGAGGAACAATGTCTACGAGACAATCGTTGCTCCAACTCCTCAGTTCTATACTGCCAAGTACGAGGTCACTATCTGGACGCAGTACATGCAACACTCTAATCAGATCCTTGAGAGGATAATCACTTCTTATCTTCCGCAAGGACAAAGCTGGAAGTTGGAGACGCCAAAGGGGTACTGGTTTGTTGCATCAGTGGAGGGTGGAAGTTTTGCAAATGAGACGAACTTTGACGACATGTCTCAGCAAGAGCGCTTCATAAAATACTCATTTAGCGTCAATGTTCCCGCATATATTTTTGCTTCTGATGCTCCTGGAAACCCGGTTCCCGTAAAGAGGTACGTCTCAAATCCCACCATATCTTTTGACACCGAGTCCTTCATGCCAGAAACTCTTCCGGCCCTTAAGGATGAAGAATCAAAGTACGCTTTGGGATCTGACGACCCTTCGCTTCCTCTGGACATTCAAGAGAATGTTAGAGATGATCAGCAGCAGCCGGGCTGGAGGCAACAAAAAGTATTTCCCGTCAACGAAGAGCAAGATTCCAACAATCCGGCTCTTCAAATACTTCCTCGCGGATACAATAGAATTAAAGTCGTTGGAAAAGGACCAAACGGTGAGACTGTGTTCTCTGGTTACTCGCTCAATGACTTTGAAAATATAGTTGAATAGCTCTAATATTGAACTTTGAAATAATACTTATCGTCGTAAGCTTGTCCCTAAGGAGATAGATAATGTCAGAGCAGACCTTTAAGTCCCCCAACTTCTTTGAGCGTGAGATAGATTTATCTGCACCGACAACTAGTGGGCCTTCTGGAATTCCTGCAACAGTCATAGGTCCTTGCAACAAAGGTCCTGCATTCATACCAGTTACTGTTGCAAATTTTGGAGAATTTAATAAGATTTTTGGCAACTTGGATCCCAAGTATTACGGCCCATATGCTGTAAAAGAGTACATAGAGGCAAAAGGCCTCACAGGAACAAATACAACTTCTTTGACGTACATAAGAGTCCTTGGAGCGGGTGCGAATTCTCAGGATTCAGATCTTTTCAATACGACAACTTATGGTACTGTAAAAAATGCGGGATTTGTCCTGGACGGAAATGACACGGGCACCGTTCATTATCTTGCCGCAAAGCACTCTTTTGGAGCTCATGAACCTACTTCTGTGGGTTATTTTTCGGACAATGACTCCAGGACTGGCGCCAACGAAATGAATCTTGTCAGAGGAATGATAATGGTTCCTCATGGCGCAAGAATCATGGTGACAGGTTCTAATTGCAATCTTTCGAGCGGACAGGTTGCTGCAACAGATGATGCTAAGCTGTACGATGGAAAATTTAAGCTGATCATTTCCTCTGCTCTTGGTTCGAGCTTTAGCAAGACCGACGGAATCAATGGAGTCAGAGTATTGACTGCATCTTTCGACCCATCTAGCAAAGATTACTTCGGCAAAATTTTGAACACTGATCCAGATAAGTTTTGGACTGAGCAGCACTATTTGCACGCAGATTTTCCAGTAGATCAGGCCGTTGCTTACGTCAAAGACGGAGACCCTCTTGCGGTTCTTTCGGGCTCTTCTAACATGTCTTCTGCTGATAAAACTTATCTCGAGACATTTGGTTCTTTCAATGCGCGCTTCTCAGCTCCAAAGACTTCTTACTTCATTTCTCAGCCCTTCGGTTCTACAGAGTTCGACCTCTTTAGATTCGAAGCTTTGGATGACGGCGAATATGCGAACTCTCTTTACAAGATTTCAATAAGCAACATAAAGGTTTCGGCTGCAGAAACCGAGAAGTACGGAACATTCAATGTTCAAATCAGAGAATTTGGCGACAGCGACTTGAACCCAGTTGTTCTTGAGCAGTACACCAATTGCTCTCTTGATCCTAACTCCAAGAACTACATTGCGAAGCTGATAGGAGACAGAAAAGCTTTTTACAACTTTGACACAATAAATCCCGACGAAAAGAGAATAGTTGCCATGGGCAATTATCCCAACGTCTCTAGGCTTGTGAGAGTTGTCATGAGCGACGAAGTTTCTCGCGGTCAAGTTCCTCCCGAGGCAATTCCATTCGGATTTAGGTCTCCATCTATACCGAAGCTTAATCCAAATGTCTCTGATAACCTTGCTTTGAGCTCCTCGGATTCGAGACTTTACGGAAAAATGGCTGAAGCATCTTTCCTTTCGTCTTCTTTCTTACCTCCAATACCCTACAGGTTCAAAGTGACAAGAGGTGAGATAGCCGGATCTTCTTTCATCGGAGAGCCAGGACCTTCCGAAAAGGCTAATCCGTCTTTCTACTGGGGTGTGAAATTTGAGAGAAACAGCATTACATCTGATCCGTCAGCCGGCGACAAGACTGTCTTGAATCCAAACGTCATACCGAACAAGAATGGATACATCAAGTCTTTGACCAAATTTTACGGAATTGACAAGCTTGATGCTCTTTTGACTGGATCTAGTGCAGATTCATTCAATAACAACAAGTTTACTCTGGCAAATGTTGCGCTCTATAACACGTCTGTTTCCGAATTGACGAGCTCAGTTAACAATCACATGCGCGAAGCAGCTTATGTGAGAAATGCTAAGCTGGACAGCACAACATACACATTTACTGAAAACTCTAGGCACAGGCTGACATTTGCGTCTCTCTTGTCTCAGGGAACCGCTCCTGAGTTCAACAGATTCTCAGGGTTCATGAAGTTCACCAACATCATGTACGGTGGATTTGATGGAACAAACTTCTTGGATAGAGATGCCAGAAGATTAAACGACAAATCGACTTCGTTTGAACCTTCAGGCGGAGCGAATTCCAACTATTATCCACTTGGATTCAATTCCACAAATCCTTCAGGGTTCGAGGTGGACAACAACGGAGTTGTTTCTTACTTGTCGGCAGTAGATATTTCAACAAACCCTGTTGAGTCTAACAGCAACATCATCGTAATTCCAGGCATCAGAGAGCAGTATGTCAATGCTGTCACAATGAAGAAAGTCAGAGATTACGGCTTGGCAATTCACATCATGGATATCCCAGCTTATGACGACGATGCCAACAGAATTTACGAAGATTCTTCTGTAAAGCCTAACATCAATTACACTTGCAGCACTCTTGACACAAGAGCCGTCAACAACAACTATGTCGCGACATATTTCCCGGACGTCTACATTGACGACGAGACGAACAGAAGGAAAGTGAAAGTTCCTGCTTCTGTCGCCGCGATGAGCGCATTAAGCTACAACGACAAGAGCGACTTCCCGTGGTTTGCACCCGCAGGCTTCAACAGGGCTGCTCTCAACAGAGTGAGCAACGTCGATGTCAGGCTCAATGTTTCTGACAGAGACAGGCTCTATGAATCGAGAATTAATCCAATTGCAACTTTCCCACGCCTGGGATACGTCATCTATGGACAGAAGACTCTTCAGGCGAACAAATCGGCGCTTGACAGAGTCAACGTCAGAAGATTGATGATCGAAATAAAGCGCCAGATCATCGACATAGCAAACAGAATAGTGTTCGAGCAGAACACTCCAGCCGTGAGAAATAAGTTCGTTGCAGACGCATCACTTGCGCTCAGCCTAATTCAAATAAACGCAGGAATAGAGGCGTTCCAGGTTGTGATGAATGAGTCAAACAACACTCAGCAAGACGTCGACCTTAATAGGCTAAACGGCAGGATTGTTGTTGTTCCGACAAGAGTGATCGAGTTCATCGCGATTGACTTCATTGTCACAAATAGCGGCGTGCAGTTTGTGTGAATTTAATAGAACAAGGATAGTTAGCTAATATCGGGAGCTTATAATGGCACAGTACAAATTTGGAGCAGCAGGCGTAACTTCACGTGAAATTGATCTTTCAGGACCACTGACGACTCTGCCTTCGGGAACTCCTGCGGGCATAGTCGGAACTGCAGTAAATGGTCCCGCATTCGTTCCTGTTGTTGTTGGAAATTTAGGCGATTGGGTTCTTAAATTTGGTGAAGTCAAAGGAGACAAATTTGGTCCTCTTGCTGTTGCTGAATGGCTAACTTACGCAAAGTCTGTTGCCTACCTAAGGGTTCTTGGAGTAGGTGACGGAAAAATGAGAAAAACAGATGGAAGCGTCAACCATTCTGGATTTTTAGTAGGAGACGAGGTTCCTGATGTAGACAATTATGGGTACATTGGGAAAAACAATTATGCTAATTACGGAGGGCCTCTGGGAAGAACTTACTTCCTCGGTTGCTTCATGTCTGAGTCTAATTCGACTGTCTTCAGCGAAGCAGGCTTGCAAGGAGCTGGCTCTCCGGTTGCTTCTTATACAGGAAACAAGAATTCATCGGTTCCTATCATAAGAGGCGTCTTGATGGCTCCAAGCGGAGTCATTTTGAGGCTTTCATCTTCTCTTTCCGGAATTGTTAGCAACGCGCCAGGTTCTTCTTTTGTTGCATCCGAGGCTTCATCTTTTGGCACAACGGTCGGAGATGTCGTTCTTACAAGCCCACAAGGACCAAAACAAGATTTTGTTCTTGTTCTTAATGGACACAAGGGAACCGACTCCAATTATCCCAATGTCATCACGGCT